TTCCTAATATTAGAGTTGAGGACGTCGCCGTCCTTGGTTTGAGATGATTTAGAATCATCGGAAAGAACGCCTTCGGCTCCGATAGCCTCGACGTTTTTAAGTTCATCGCCAAAGCGCAGCTTCTCGCCACCGCGAGCCTGCGGAACGAAAGCCAAATGGTTGGCTCGGATATTGCGCTGGACGCCATCGTAAGACTCGCCCTTGGGCGTAACGCCAGCCGTCCAATCGATATCGGTCGAGTAGCCCATGGACAATTCGCAGGCGTCTCCGCTATCGTAGGCGTCGATTGTTGCCTGATCCATCAGCGTGATTGGAACGGAGACGTATTCTCCGTCGCGCACAATCGGGTCGGTGGTCTGCCCTTTGGCGTATTTCTTCCAATTCTTGCTGTCGACCATCACGGGAGGATGAGTCAGCGTAACCGGCCGGTGTGCCATGGAATGCATGGCGTCGACATGAAAGACTTCTTCGGCCGGACGGTAGAGCGTGACTTTAGCCTTATCTGGCTGGCCGACTTCACAGCCCTGGTAGACCTGGACTCCCGTGCGCGCGACCTTGGCGTGGGCCGCCAAATAGCCGCTTTCGGAGCGGTGGACGCCGTCGAGGACGAAGGAGTCGTGGAGTTGTGTTGACATCGCCCTGCTTTCAAGATATGGCGTGGTATGCAATTTTTAGGAGCTGGTAAGTGAACGAAACCCGCATATCTCGGAATGTCATCCAGATCGCCGCTGGCTTCTACATCATCGCCCTTTGTGATGACGGCACGATGTGGAAAATGACGAATGATTGGACGTGGGAACAGATTACAAATGTTCCTGATAGTGTTATTCCGCCTCTTACATTCCGGAAGTTCGGAGCGGGGCCGCGTCAGGCGGATGCGGCGCCCGCGCCGTGACTGCCGCCTCAGACTAGCAAAAGGAAACGACGAAATGAGCAGGCTACTAGAACAATCTGATAAAGCCGCCGAGGTTGCGCGCATGGCGTTCGACGCCGGGGATGTTGTGACCGGAATTGCCGCGATTCAACTAGCGGCCCAACTTGTCCAATTAGCTCGCCTATTCACGCAGACAGATCCCTCGCCCCTCAGACCTTTGGTGTTGGTTTCTTCTTCCGCGGCGGATTAGGTTCCTGCGGCACATGGAAGTTATAAAGAAACGCCGCCTCTTCCTCCGCAGACTTAAGTTCTATCTTTAATTTCCCCAGTTCTTCCCGCTGGCGCTTGATAATCCTGGCTTGCGTGGAGTAGCTCATGCCCTCCCCCGGAATTAGTCCCCGCACGGCTTGCTGACGAGGCCGGCGTTTTCAGTGATGGTCGTCCCGTTCCAGTGCAGATAGACGATGCCCTTGAGCCACGTCGGATAATCCGGGTTGGGCGCGCATGTTATGGACGGAAGCTGGTAGCCATTGCCGGCCGTTCCGCTGGCAGTTGGGACAAGATCGCTGATGACGCTCGGCGTCGTTAGGACGCCGGTGATGGCGTTCCAGCCCATGCAGGCTGTCGTCGTGGCGAAACCGGAGCAGTTCGGAACGCCTTGCTGATTCGCCAGCAGATCTGTCGTGTTCGTGTAGAGCGGATTCGCATAGGTGTTCGTCCCAAGCTCGCCTGATGTTGCAGGCGTGAATGCCGCCGCGCTGAATGGAGCCGTTCCGCTGTTACAGACGGCATTACCGGGGCAGACAGTCGCGGCCCCGAGGAAGAAGTTACCGCCGCTCGTCAGGGTCGAGTTTAGCTGGGCGACCTCGAAAGCATACACCACATGGCCCCCAGATGATGTAGCAAGGGGCTGGTAGGCAAGGTTGTTCTGTATCGTTATGTGCCACAACATCGGGTTGGTTGTGGAGTTTAGATTGATCTCTGCGTCTGAATTATCTGAACCAGTGTTTAGATCGTTCTTGAAGCAGGTGTTGTTATAGAGTTTGATCGTTGGCGTGCTGGTGGAATTTGTTTGTTCGAAGACTTGGATGCAGTTTCTATCGGCTGAATATCCAATGTTGTTTGAATAGACCCCTTGCGAACTTACATTATGCCGATCCCATGTATCGGCCATGTAGTCTTCGGTGTCTGAATTGCTTCGACAACCTACGTTGGCATTGGCATACGAGAAATTGCCATTGATAAAGAAGTGTGTGCCAGGGAGAGTATCAAAGACCCCTGGGCCGACCACATCGATGGCCGCTAGGCAAATGCCATCTTGCGCCGAATTCTGCGCGATCATGCCGACTACGGCGAAGTAGTCCACTCCGACTGCGCCGGTTTGCCCGTTGTCATCCGTATCGGCAGCTTGGAGACTGTTGGCCGAAATGTCGTTGATGAACGCAATATGGTGGAGGATCACGCCATTGGCGTTCGACTCGTAGCACCGGCCTTTAGGCACTCCACCCGCGCCCGCGGCTAGGCTTGGGTTGCAGTAGAAACCCTCCATCGCCCAGTTTGATGAATTTATAAAGACCGCGTCCGTGATGCCATTAACTGGAAGCTTGGTCGTGAGCTGGCAATCTCCGACACTAGCGCCACCGCAAAGAACGACCGCGAAATAGATGCCGCCTTTCCCGTCGATTCCGCCCATGGTCGAAGGGCAGTTGGAGACAACGCCGCTTGGACCCTGTTGCGGATAACTACCCGCCGCGGCTATGACCACATCGCCACAGTTGACGTTGTGATTGGTTGCGATCAGCCAAGGCCCGTGGCCACCGCCCGTTGTTGGCGCAAGTCCGTCGTTGCTGTCGCTCCCCGTCGGAGAGGCGAAATAGGTGTGCAATGCAGTAAATGGTATGCTTGTCACGCTGCCCGAAGACACCGTCAGCGTAACGCCTAGTTGCGCAGCCGTGACCACGCTGGCAAGCAAGATGCTGACCAGCGTAATAATTATTCTAGTAAACATATTACGGCGTTGCGGTGATCGATATCGCATAGGTTCCGACGGCAAGAGCCGTTGCGCCTACATTCAGAGCGGAGCCAGATAGAGCGAACGCCGACGCATTCGCACCTGATAGGGCAAGCGCTCCAGACCAGCCGGTGGGCGTCACGGAAATATTGCAGATATTAGTTCCAGCGGCGAGAGGTCCAGTAAGCGTGTATGTCGTCGCCGACCCGCACGTCACCGTTGTAGATGGGGCGCTGTTGATTATGATCGAGAGCGAGGTTGTGGTCGCTTGGGCGGGAACCGCCGCAAAGGCTAGAAATGCTACGCTAGCAAGAAATTTCTTCATGTGTGAATGCCTAAAGGATTAGAGCCGCCCTTAAAGCCAGCCGGAACATATGCGCAACGACACCGGGGGTGCGCTGGAATCAGGTCCATCGCCTCGTCAATGGGGTACGGACCGGCGTTGCTGATTGCCTGACACGCTTGGCAAACCCTGTCATCGCCAGCGGTCAGTACGTTGACTTCCTCTTCCCCGGCCGCTGCCGCAGCGCGCAAAGCCTTGCGATGCGCAATGCTGCGATTGTAGGCTTTCGGCGCTTTGCCGAACTTGCCAGACGAGCGTCGTCCCCATTCGCGTGTCGCCTCGGTCTTGGTTATAAAGCGTCCATGTACCGGGTGGCGGTGCTGCGGGGTCTTGCGGGCGGCGTCGTCTAGGTGTGCGTGCGGCAGTGTTTCCGCCACAGTACCAACATGCCTAACGCCAGCTTCTCGAAACGCATCAAGCGTCGCGCACCCGAACGCCTTGACGATCAGATAGTCCGCCATCATGCGCGAGCGCGCGAGACCGACAGTTGCGGTCAATTGGCGTATGCCCTGCGCGGCCTTAGCGGGCCTCCAGCGCACCAAAGCGGCATGCGCGGCTATGCGTGTAGCCTGTTGGGCGTAGGCGTCACAGATGCCCTGCAACTCGCTTGTGGCGAGAACGAGCATGGTGTCTTCATAACCCGCCTGTTGGGCGTAGGCGTCACAGATGCCCCGTAGCTCGCTTGTGGCGAGGACGGACATGGTGTCAGTTGTATGACCCGCTATCCGGGGAGCAGTCGGAAGGACACCACCGGCATCTTTTCGCGGGTCGAGGCCAGCGGCGCGGGAGGATGCGCGCTCGCCTGCCTCATCCAAATAGGGTCGCATCCAATCGCCGCCTGCGACGATCAGGTGCGATAGGAGTTCGTCTAGCCAAGACCTGAACTGCTTCGTTCGGTCAGCGGCAGGGATCAGCGCCATAGCGCCGTTTGGCGAAAGGCTGAGTACGTCGGACGTTGCCACAGCGTTGTTGAGACAGCGGTCTAGCCGCTGCCAGCGGTCTTTTAGGTCGCGCTCGAAAGCAGCGCGTAGGTCGGCGGTTCCGGTTGGGTCTCGGGCGTCAAGCTGCGGTATGGATTCGACGTCTATGGAATCAAGCTGCGGTATGTATTCTTGACATTGTTCTAAAAGTTGCATACGCTGCCATTTATGGATTCGAACCGGAGGATATGCAATGAAGGGCGACATTCGCTGCATTGACGGTCGGTTGATGCGTCACGACCCGCAAACGGACGATCCTGATCTTGAAACAGCTCGAGGTCCATGTCCGGAGTGTAGAAGGCTAACCGACGATAACGAATGCTTAAGGAATGCGTTAAGCGAGCGCGGCGGAATCAACCCTGACCCGGGCAGTCTTCTTGAAGATTTGTTGTCTGAAAGGCGTTCTCGCGCCGAATGGATGACTCAAGCGAAGTATTGGGAAGAACGCTACGCGCAACTATTGGCCGTAGACGCAACCATGGAACCATAGGCGCAATGACATTTGGCCGATCTTTTGGCCGATCTTCGAGGAGCGTCATAACCCGCTCGACTGCTTCTGTTTATCGCCAGTGTTCTCTAGCTTTTTCTTTGGCCTAGCCATAGGATTGGTGGGCTTGGGCGCAGCGTTTCCCGGCGTCGGCTTGCCGGGAGTTGGCTTGCCAGGCGGCCCAGCCGCGGGTGGCGGTTGCATCATCTGCATTTTATTCGCAATGTCGTCGAGGTCCGGCTCGTCGCCGAATTCATCGATCGCATCCTCAATGCCGGGATAAATGTCGTCTTCCTGAATTTGGTTCAGCGCCGCGGTGCGCAGCATAGATTCGTTAAACAGGCCGGTGGTGACATAGACTTGCGTTGTGTCGGCCTTAAACTTGGAGACCTGCGCCTCTTCTAGCGGGTCGGACTTATAGAGCGGGCTCCACGTAAATTGTACATTCTTGTCGAAAGAACCCAACGCCGAACGAATCAAGCACTGATCCAACGGCTCCATGAGCGGCGTATAGATGTTTCTCTGCATCGACGAGATGCGATCATAATAGTTCTTGACATCGACCTCACCGCCAGAACCACCAGCCGTGGATAGCGCGCCTGATGGAGCGCCGCCGATCATGCGGCTCATTGGCGTTTTGAACGCAGCCGAACATAATAGCGATAGCTTGTCTATTACCGGCGGAGCGCCGGCTAGATTGGTCTGGATGCGTTGCCAGATCTCCTCTTTGTCGAGGAGTAGAGTGTTGATGGTCGACTTGGCTTGGTTTGCCAGCATAAATCGCTCGAGCAGCCTCGCCGACCCTTCCTTGCTTGCGAGCGCTTGGCTTAGATTGGGGATCTGAACAACGTCCATCTTGGCGTCGTTCATCATTGACGCTAACGCCGCGACTGACGTGCCGAACTGCTTCAGTGCGTCTTCGGCAGTCTGTATAATTGAGTCACCCCAGCCGCCGCCCATAGGAGCCAGCCGCCAGTCGGGCAGTTCATTGCCGAAGAACTCGATCACGCGCGATGGATGAATGCGGACTAGACCCTGCGCTGGCGTCATCTGCCGCGCATAGTCGCCCTCTTCCTGCTGCGGTCTGCCGGGGCGTGTCAGCGGCGACGGCAACTGCCCTTGAGCGCGCTCAGGAGTTGGGTTTGGGTTTTTGCCAGGAGTTGGGTAAACTGTTCCGTTCTCAAAGCTCCATCCGAACAGCGGTGTTGAAATGGTGTAGTATTCCGGCCGCGTATACCAACGGCTCATGACGTTGTAGATGCGCGGCCCAGCGTTTAATTCATAGCGGTTTAAGACGACAATGAACTTGAGGTCGTCCTTGCCGACCGAATCAAAGTCAAGCTCGTCTTCCGGCTCGCCCTGATCAACGCCTAGAACCAACGACGCGCCGCCGTATAGATTGGCGCGAATGAGCGCCTGGCGCATTTTCATTTGCAGTTGGAAGCGGCGCTCGAGCGCCTCGATGGCGTCGATTTGCTTGTCGCTTCCCTGCCAACTACGCCATTCCCTAGTCGCGTCCTCGGCTGGGCAATCAACGCCTGCTCTGGCCATCCAGTTGGAGCGATACATATTCTCAAGTTCGTTACGGTTGAGAATGCGCAGATGGAAGTGAGAAGCGGTTGATGCGTCTTTGTGCGTGCCGATACCAGTGACGAAATTGACTAGGCTGTCGGGCAGGTAGCGGTTGAGGAAGCTCATTTAGGAGCGGCCCTACGGCTATCAAGCACTAGTTCTATAAGGATCGCCCAAGTCTGAAGTTGATCGAATGCGTAATCTAGGTCGCGGCATAAACCGATAAATTGGGCATCCATCCCGGTCGCTTCACAAGGAATTATCATCTCAAGCCCAGACACTCTATCCTGAAGCTTCTTTCTGATGGTAACTATTTCGTCGTGTATGAAGCTCATGCTACAGCCTGGCTATCCCCAGGAGCGACGCGGTAGTTGTCGTCCGGATCGTCATAGGTGCTAACTTCCAAGACGGTTCCCTCAGTAAGGCAAGACAAGCGATGGATTGTCATGGGCGGTAGATGAATAACTTGACCAGGGAGAAATTCTCTGTTAGTTGGTTTGGCCGTTACCGGATCAATGATCGTCACCCTGAATTTGCCGGAAAGGCATCTCCACGTTTCAGTCTTATTGCGGTGAAGATGAAGAGACGAGAACGCGCCTGAGCGGAAACAAAGCAACTTGGCGCAGTATTCAGGCGTAGATGCCCAAATCTCTTCGTGTCCCCAGCCCTTCTTGACGATCTTGGGTGTGGGCTTTTCAATAGCCATTTTAATGCACGACAGGCTGTCTAAGCGCCCAGTCCAGAAAGTCGGCGATGGTCACAGCCACTGGGTCGTCAGAAAGATCGTTTGCCCCCGCCTTGTCGCAGCAATAAGCGATGCCCGAGCCTTGGCATTCTGGGCATGGCGGATAAAACCATACCGGATCGTTGCCAGTTCCATGGCAGGTCGGACAAATCATTGTGCCCCCGCTATCCGCTGCGCAGTCAACCGCGCGCCCTCAAAGATGTCTAGGAACGGCGCGTCATAGCCAGCAGTGCGGAGCTTCGCGATGTTGGCCTTCGTGCGCTTCTGGTAGTGGGCGGCGACGTTGTCGGGCATGGGGATTGTGGTCGGCTTACGCCCGTAACGCCCGACATCATTGAGTCCCCAACGAACTGCGTCCGCAGCCTCGGCAAAAGTCGCTGTCTCGCCAGTACCTACGTTGTAGATTCCATTAGGCGGTTGGTTATCCAGCGCCCACAGAATTACGCGAACTACGTCGTCGACAAGCACGAAATCGCGGCGAAACTCTTGGCTGCCCTCGAATAGTTCTATGGGGCCACCGGCTAGCGCCGACCGTATCCACTTGGATACAACCGACTGCTGCGCTTGTTTATGCTGTTCGCCATCGCCGTAGACGTTGAACAGCCGCAATCCATGCCAACGCGGCGGGGAGGTTTGCGGGCATTGGTGCAAAATGTAGTTGTCAAACCATCGCTTGCTATCGGCATATAACCCAAGTGGCAAATTCATATCCAACGGCAGGCATTCGGAAAAGCCGCGCAAGCCGCAGCCATAAACAGATGCCGACGAGGCGTAGATAAGCGGCACGCCGTTGTCGCGGCAGTATTTCCAAACCTTGGCGCTTAGAAGCTGGTTGGACTCAAGGACGAGCGCGACGTCGGTTTCGGTTGTTGAGGTCACGGCGCCGAGATGGATGACGGCTTTAGGCACATCGGGGCAGCACTCGACAAAATCCCAGCAACCTTGGCGCTCAAATATGACCACATCATCGCCGCGCTCACGCAGCGCGCGAACGACATGCGAGCCGATAAATCCGCAGCCGCCAGTGACGATGATCGGGGCGGTCATTGCCACCGACTGAAAAACCCACGCGACCGCCCTAGCGCCCATACGATAAACAGCGTTATTGCTATCGCTCCAATCCAAGTCACCATGAAATCAATCATGCTCTAGCCCGCCGAATGAGTTCCGTGGTCGACTGCCCGGCCACAAGCGGCACACGCAATAGGTGTTCTACGAGCGCAGCGCCGACAATCTCGGCCGGCGTATAGTCTTCGCCCTTAACCAGCACGTCAGGTTGTAATTCTCGGATCATGTCCAGCGGCGTGTCTTCATGTAGGATAACGACGAGATCCACGCCTTCTATTGCTGATAGAACGATGGCCCTAGAGTGCGCTATCTGGATAGGATAGCGCTTCTTTAGATGGTGGACAGATACGTCAGAATTTACGCCTACAACTAACCTATCGCAGGCTGCGGCGGCCCCGCGCAAAACCGCGATGTGGCCGGGATGCACCAAGTCAAAGCAACCATTGGTAAATCCTACGCTGAGACCTTCAATGCGCCACTGCTCACGAACGATGCAGGCTTGCTCGAGTGTGGCAATGCCGGCCTTGGGTAGGCTACGCTGGGTCATCGCCTGCACATATGACAACAGTACAGGCGATAATTAGTATTAACCACTCAAGAGCTAATCTTAGATCATAACTCATTACTCGCCTACAAGCAGTTTTCGCGCTTTCTCTGCGACGTTATCCATCACCTGTTCTACGGACCGAATTCTTTCTTGGTTGCCGCTGTTGACGGCATTCTGCATGTGACCAAGGAGCTTGCCGTGCTCAGTGATCCATTCACGCAGGGCATCGAATTCCTTATCAGTCAAAGGCATTGTTAGCTCCTCACGCTGCGTCATGGGTATCTGACCAAGATGGCGTAGCATTTCCGAGGCGCTCGCGCTGGGTCATGGCCTGCACATGTAGTTGATTGCCCAGACCAGTAGGACTAGCCACACAACCGCTGTGACCGGGCCGATGGCGAGCGCGATCACGCCAGCGGCCTGGTGGAGTCTCGCGTCGGTTTTGGCAACGGGCAAATTTGCGCGTCTTCCAGCGAGCAAGCGCAATCCGGAAAAGAACAGGCCGTCGGCTTACCGAACGCCCCACCGGGCAGAAGCCCGTACTGTCTGCAATAGGCGCGTGTTCCATCAGTCATGCCGGTAGGCTGGCAATCGCAGTTCGGAAACACACACATCTTGGGCTCACCGAACGCCGCCCTTGCTTCCGCAATCGTCACGGCAGCCGTCCCGCTCTTGCTGACTGCAACGCCCGCGGCGGCGTTGGCAAAGCGCATAGCATCCACCGGATCGTTGCTTGCTGTGACAGCGCAAGTGAAGGCGGCGATGACTGTGTCGCCAGCGCCAGTGACGTCGGCGACTGCTTGAGCAACGGCGGGACAGGTTGTCGTGGTCATGCCGCACGACATGAAACTCATTCCGCGCTCAGCGCGAGTAATCAGAACCCCGAGCGCTCCGCTGACGCGACACGCCATAGCGTCGCCCCATTCTTTTTCATTCGGCGTAAAATACAACGCGCCGCTATACAGGCTCCAATCGCTCTGCTTAGGGTCGACGAAGATCGGCACGCACTTAGCGCGCAGCGCCTGCATAGTGCCCAGCGTCACCGCGCCCTTGGCATAATCAGAAACGATAATCGCGTCGAACCCGCTCGTAATCCAATCGAGCGTCTTGACTACCGCTGCCTCATTGGTCAGCTCGCCGTCTTGGTCAACGCGAAGAGCGTAATGACCGCGCTGCGCAACAAACCGAGTCTTGCGTGTCGTCACGCTTGACGCCGTCACGAAATGAGTCTTGACGGAATCAGCAACGACCTTCCAAAGGATGTCACCCCTTTGGTCCGCAGCAACCGGCGCGACCAGCGTAACCTGCGCGCCGAGTGCCGCTACATTCGCGGCGACGTTCGCTGCTCCGCCCGCCCGATATTCGCAATTCGTCTCACGTAGCACTGGGACCGGCGCTTCAGGTGATATGCGCTCGATTACGCCATGCACGTATTCATCGAGCATCACGTCGCCGTAGACGAGAATGCGGAGATTGGAAAAGTCGAGGTTCACGTATTGAGCCGAATATTAATTTCGTTTGCAAGATCCTCCGGGGCGCAGCCAAATCCACTGGGATCAGTCTCTAGATCGCTGGTGAAAATAGCGCCATCATATAAGGTGATCTTCATCCAGCGCGAGCCAATCTTGCCTACGTGGCCCTCCAAGCGCATACTTTTTATCGCTTGCTCGTCCACCCAGTCCCTTGCATTGATCCTAACCATTATTTAACCCAACTCATGCTTGGAGGTTGGAAACGTTCAGCGCTTACTATCTCTGCGCCAAAGGCATAGGATGGTGCCCCATGCCTTGGCGACATAATCACATTTTGGCATGATATGCAATAATTTGTTTGTGAATCAACGAATCCACGCAAAACTGGAATCATACGTAGAGCCGTCGATAATCAATTCAGTCAGTGCCCAAACCAGCGCATCGGCTCGATCAGGCGAGCCGTCGCCCAGGAAGCCGTCCGGCGTCATCTGACAAAGTTGGTCTTCAAGGTCCGCCAACTCGCCGACGTGCGATACGCGACCCTGCTCATAGAGCGCGGCAACCGGCTCAGCGCGTTGGACCTTACCGCGGCTGGCTACGACTTCCTTGAACGCGACCATTGTGTCGGTTGTTTTGATGACGTGCTCGACCATCGCGCCGCCGAAGTTTCGTTCGGCGACAAGTCGATCCGCTGAGAATTCGTGATATGCATCAACCGATCTACGACCCCAACCAGCCGGAGATAACTTGCAAGAACGATCAGCAAGAATATAGCCGCGACCGTCAACACCCCTACCTGCGACAACAATCCCAATCCAGTCGCCGGCATCGTCATTGCCCTTAGTTCCTGATGGATCTACCGCGACCACAACCCTAGACATGTCAGGTAGCGTTATTGGCGCTCGAGCGGAATCAATGGTTGCTCTAGTCCAAAGCGCGCCTGGAACGTCGTCTAGGATTTCCGCGTCTAGCTCTTGCCGACCGAGACGTGTTCCTTCATAGCGCGATACAACCTGGGTAAAGAACGACGGCGCTAGATTGGATTTGTTATCTTTGGTTTTTCCGCGAGTTATAAAAGTGGTTGCGTCTTTAGCGAGGCGCTTGATTAGCGCGATTGGCTTTGGCGTTGTTGTAACGATCTGCCTCGGGCGAGCGCCTAAGCGCATTCCGAATTGCAGCATATCCCAAGCTTCATCGGCATACGCCCACTTAGCTAATTCGTCACACCATGCGAGATCATGCTGCGGACCACGAAGCTGGTCTGGCTCAGTGCCATTAAAGGTAGTGGCCTCTGCACCATTTGGCCAAATCAGTCGACGGTTTGATGGCTCATAGATGGGCCTGAAGTCAGTCGGATGAACGGACAGGAGCCCCGCCGGTCCCTCGACCATTACCTTTCGAACGTCTGCCGCAGTTTCCGCGACAATGGCAATGCGGCTATATTGGCCAGCAGCCAGCGGCGTTGGTCCGCATACAAGTCGACGGATCGCTTCGGCGCCGAGCCTTGTCTTGCCGAAACCGCGGCCGGCGAGAACCAGCCATGTGAGCCACTCGCCAGGCGGCAGGAGTTGTTCCGGTCTTGCCCAGAAGTCCCAGTCCCATTGCAATTCGGCATATTGAGCGTCATTGAGTCCTGAGTATACAGCTTGGCGTGCGGTTTCTGGCAGCAATGCCAGGGATTCGGCCTGCGATAGGCTCATTGACAAACGGCCTGGGTGGTGCTAAAAATTGCGTTGTATGCAAGGAGTGGACGAGAATGACTGAGCGCGCCTACACGCTGAAAGAGATCGATCAGATGAGGAGGAATATCTTAGCCACCAGAACGTCTTGGGAAGTTCACTCAAATCCTGAATATCAGCAGCAGTATGAGCGGAGGCGCGACAGAGAAGTAGAGGACAAGTTAAGAAGCTACTTGCTGGCCGGTGTTGACCCGCAGGAATTAGAGGACGAGGCCAAAGCCGAGCAGGAAGATTGGGACGGAAAGGTATTTTTGGCGAGGCTTGGGCGCTGGTTAGATAGCGCCGCTGTCTAACGCCAAAACAGAAAAAGAATGACGATCAGCAACAGCACGCCGCCACCGCCAAATCCGTATTGATGAGGCCAAGCGCCCAAATACGTTCCGCCTCCAACACCGAAAAACAGGATTAAAATAAGAATTAAAAAGATTGGTGACATGGATAAGCCTGACGATAAGATGAAACCGCACGATTGGAAGGCTGATATTCAGGCGATGGCTGATTCGCTTGATCCTCGATACGGACCAGACGCACCTATAGAGTTTGTTGTCTCGGCTAGGTTCGCCGCTAGCCACTCACTTAAAGACGGTCAAAGAATTGACGACTGGATCATTCCGCGCCGACAGCTTACGATCAGGGTCGCGAAAGGCTCATATTAGCTCCACCCGGTTCATGAATTCGGCGACCCTGTCGGTTCAGGTGTCAGTCGTTGAAGAAGACAAGGGAGCTAATTTCAGAATAGACTTACGCGGACACAGCGTGCCGCGGTCGGTCATGGGTCTAGGGAGACAGCCAAAGCGGCCAAAACTTCTTCTTTCTCTTCCGCCAACTCAGCCCGCAGCCCATCAACAAGCTCGTCATACGCAGCGAGAACCACTCTCGCATTGGCAAGTTCTGTCTTCAGGCTAGCGATCTCGCCCTCAAGCCTTGCGTATTTGTTGTGCTCGTTGAGGTAGTTGGTTGTTTGGTCCATTGCGTGCTCCGTCGCCTCTTCTAGGATTCCTTCTGCCTCTAAAAAGTCTTCGAGGCTAGAGCCGAAGTGAGGGTTGGTCACTGCTAAGACTTAGGTCGAGTAAGACGCTTCTTTGAGGCAACTAAGGTTTTCTTTTCCTTTTTATTTATTAGCCCTTTAGCCTCAAGATAATCTTCGATGCTCA